GCATCATGAAGTTTCTGGAGACTGGCGAGTTTCCTGGTATCAAATATCCAGGTCAAAATGATCAAAGTTTTACTTGTGAACGGGAGGCGTGGAGATGAAGAAAACAGCATTGGTGATTCTGGCACTGGCCTTTGCATTGGCGGCGCGTCAAAAAAACGAAACAGTAAACGTGAAGTTTGAATTCTAATGGGGGAGAAAAATGTTTATTGATGGAACGCAGGTAACAGACAAAGCAGTGGATGGAATACTTCAGCGCATTGACGCCTTATCTACGAAACTTGGAACCACGGCGGCACATATATGGGATGTATATGTGTGGCAAGCGAGGGTAGAGGCCATTCGAGATACGGTATTCATAGTTCTATTTTTAATCGTATCGTCTTTATTCGCCTATCTATCCTACCGTTTATTCCGGCATGGAATAAAGATAGACTGCGATGATTGGCCTTTTGTCGTTGGAACTTTCGCTCTTATCGGGAGTGTAGGTGCTTTGATTGCCTCACTTGTAATTACCTATGGAGTGATAGGGAAATTGTTAAATCCTCAATACTGGGCATTTCAGCATCTGATGGGTGATTTAGGAAAATTGCTATGAACCGGCTGGGAATTAAAGAAGAGTGGAAGACGATGACCGACATTGAAGTCAGCGGAGATGCAAACATCGATTGGATGTACCCGAGCATATACGCGGAGGACGGCCCCCGCAATTTTCTTCGCATCGGCCTGATGCACGTCAGAGCGGCAAATGATATTGAGATTGAGTATGACTCTGACCGGGATGGTTGGCTGATCTTTCAGATTATCACTACAGGGTTTAAGCTGGTCGAAAGCGAAAAGGGAAATTACTATGAACCGATTGAGGATCGTCGGGAGATGGCATTTATCCCAGCGTGGGCAGAAGATGAGGTGAGTGAACCATGAAGAGTGCGACTGTTTACGAATATGACCGTCAACTTCGTCCGGGTACAATCGGGGTGGATTTCGAGTCGGACAACAAGAACGAGGAATATACGCTCCGATATGAACCGGAAGATTATGAACGTATGGGCCGGGATATTGCTATATGGCTGGGGGTGCGAAAGGAATTATGAAGAGATTTTTATGTTGGCTACGTTTTGGTCACATCTGGTATGAGGTAGGCGATATGGAATGCCACGGAAGAAAATGTGTTATGGTCCAATGCCGCCATTGTTGCCTCACGCAAATTGTTGATCTGATAAATGGAGACATTCGATGAGCACAGGATTTGAGAAGCGGTATGCGGAGCTGACGCGGGAAGAGTGCCAGCTTGAGGCAATGCTGATAATGATCCATTCTGTACAGACTGGAAAATGGGATGATGTGCCTGAGCGGCTTATGGAGTTGCGGAAGGTGATGGCGTATGCCCCGGTGCCTGAGACGTGCGCACCTCGGCGTCGGTTGCCAGAATGGGTGGAGGATGCTCTTCTAAAAGACTCCCAACGCAACAAGAAAGCGAGGAAGTGATGGCCGAGAAAAAGTATGTAATACCAAACGGCGGGTGCGATGCAGCGTTCAAGGCAGTCGGCGATTTAAAACCGCTAAAAGGCTGGGGTAAAATCACGGAGGCGCAGACGATTTTGGAAGCCCTCAAAGCCTTCATCCGCTGGCAGGACGACGAATTAGCGAAGATGATTAAGGGTGATCCGTATTTGAACGACCAGCCCTATCGCTCAGAGAGCTTGAATGAAAACGATGTGAGAACCGGATTCAATAAGGCGATTAGAATGGTACGCCGCATATACCTAGCCCCTGAACCGGAAGTGCCTGAAGAGATCAAGGACTTGCTGATTGAGGACACGCTTGATGGAACGACCTGCCGAGCGGCCAATTCAAACACTCGTGTCATCGAAGCGTTCCAACGCGGCCAGAAAGCGAGGAAGTGATGCCTAGGACTCCAACTCAGGTACTGATCGACTGCATGGAGGATTTCGGCACTGATGAACCGCTTGAGGTGTTGGTCATCTACCGAACCAAGGGAGGCGACTTGGCATGGCAGACGGACCAGGAAGACCACTCCCACGTTTTGGGGATGCTGGAGATGACGAAGTTCTGGTTCCTTGAGAACCGCAGAAAAGAGGAGAAGTGAAAAAAATCACCATTGCCATTCTTGCGGGAGGAATTATGTTCCCGTTCCTGATTGCCGCCCAAACACCCAACGCCCCTGTTCCTTCTGACGCGCTCAAGGCTAATTTCTTCAAAGCGCAGAGCGAAATGATTCAGGCTGGCGATGCCGCGAAACAGGCCAATCAGGAAGCTCAACAGACTCAAGTAAAATTTCAGGGAGCGGTCAAAGAACTGACCGATTTCTGCGGAAAGGATTTTCAGCCTCAGCTTGATCCCAAGACCAAAGACCCTGTGTGCTTGGCGAAACCTGATGCGGCAAAGGAAGTAAAAAAATAAGGAAAAGTTTTAATGTGGCAGGAATATAGCGGCTTTCGGGTCGCTATTTCCTTTTTCTCTAGACACTTGACGAGATTTGTTTTATGATGCACGTTAGTTGCATCTGAGGATGCACCGCGCACCGGGAGGATCGTGAGTATGTGTGTATCTTGACCCAAATACTGAAACGGTAATGTGGCAGGTGCCCCCCTTTGAATCATCACCAAGCAAAAAAATCGGCTGGGTTGAGGAGCAAATTCAAGAGGCTGAGGGTTGGTTAAGCGGCCAAGACAGCTACAAGAATCTTGCCTCTAACTTACGTGTTTTCAATGGTTTATTTAAAGACAAGTCGAAGTCTAATTTAATCACAAATGAATTAAGGTACGCCGTAACTAAATTTTGCAATACTTTGTCTGAGGTTCGAGAAATTGCTGCGTATGGCTCCGACCTGCCTAATTATAAAAAAATGGCAGAGATGCTGACCAAAGTAAGCAAATGCGTTTATTTAGAATCCGATTTTCCTTACCAAATCTTAAAAGTTCTGCAATATGCAACCGTAATGGGAATTGGATTCTTATGGCCAAAAGTCCGTGCAACTCAGTATGGTTTTGGCCCAAGAGAAATGAGTTTTGACGCACTAGGACTTTTAGATGTGATGCCGACTCAAGTACCTTCAAGGACGAACGATATTCAGGATTGTTATGCTTGCACAATTTACGATTATATGCCGATTGCGGAGGCGCATGGGAGATTTCCTCTCTTCCAAGGTCAACTTCAAACCGTTGGCATGAATAATTACAAATCTCTGATTCAGGCAAAGCGTCAGGACTTTGCGGCAACGTGGAGATACGGAGACTTGCAGGATGCAGGAAAGTCTTTTGGCAACCTCTACACGGAAATCCGCTATACCTTTATTCGGGATTTGAGGATCAACACAACTGGTTATGAACTTCCTATGGGCGATCCAGGAACGACGTGGTTCTACCGCGTTCCTTATTTGGGCAAGGACATATTTGGTGGATTCAGAAACGGACAGCCTTATATGCGTCCAGCGATGGTGGAGGATTGCAGGGTATATCCAAACCTTCGCCTCATCATTTCATCGAATGGGTTGAGCAGACCGATGTATGACGGTCCTGCCTTCGATTGGGACCCTGAAATTCCGATCATTCAATATACGGTAGATGACGTTCCTTGGGAACCGTCAGGAAGGTCACTGGTAGGGGCTGTAGCGTCCATCGAGACAACGATTCGCAAGCATGAGAGGAAGATCGATCAGGTTCTTACGGCACGGCTCAATCCTCCTATGGGCTATGACCTCGATACCAACGGCGGTCCAAAGATTGAGCACTTCGACATATTTGAAGAGGATGTGCGCTTAGGATTAGCAGGTGGAGAACCAAAGAAGAGTTTCCAATCATTATTGCCTGAAGAAGTGATGGTTGGAGGCGAGAACTGGACATTCCTGAAGTACCTGAAAGAGTCTCTCCTTGCACAGCTAGGATTAAATGACGTTGGAAATTTAGCGAACATAAAAATGAATATCGCTAACGATACAGCCGACAAGATGCTGGAGTCCATCGGTCCTATCGCCAAAGGGATCGCCATGCGCATTGAAAAGGCCAACAAGCGCGTAGGCGAGAGGATGAAGTATCTGATTCCACAATGGTTTGATGCGGCAAGGCTGATCGAATACGTAGGTCCAGACAATATAGCCAAGGAGATGTTTGACTACAATCCTGACGACATGGTTCCTAGCCATTTGCCGGATGAAATGAATAAAGGGTTGTACCCCACATCGCCGTCGATGTACGACCGCCTGACGAGAGCTAAATTCTTTGTAGGAAAATTGAGACTTGTTTCCGTGCCGAGTACGCTGCTCAGGATTACGGCCATGCAGCAGCAAATGTTATATTTACAGCTTAAACGCGGTGGAGCACCTCTGTCGTGGCTCACTGTTTTTGAGCGTTTGGATATTCCTAACGCGCAAGGAGAAATCGATAAGAGCTTCAAGGAAGAAATAGAACTGGAGAAGAGAAAGATTTTCGCCAAGATTGAATTAATGAAGGAATTGAAGGATATGGGCATTGATCCGTCAATTTTGGAAAACGAACAGCAGCAAGGGGGCGGTAAGGGGGCTGGTGGACAACACGCTGGTGGAAGACCTCCAAGCGCACAAAAAGCGCCAAAACTTGCCCAAAAGGGTAAGGCTGGTGGCGCTCCCAGGACCATCGTGAAAGAATCGTAACTGGAAGAAAATAAACTGGTTAGGAGACAGAATGGAAATCGAAATTAAGGTACAGCGGGATTTTCTTAGGACAGAAGCAAGCATTTCTCTCCCAGCGAACGTCTCAGACGTAGACGAAATCATGCGGGCGACCAAGACGAACGGTAAAATGGTGGTTTTGTATAATCAAGGATACGTCCAGGGGATCAATATCGAGCAAAATACCAAGGTGCCAGAGGGAAAGAGTGAAGAAATCCGCCAGATATTAAACGTAGATACCAAGGAACTTTAGCGAAAAAGCGCCGGAAGCCCCCATATTTAGACATGGGGTAATTCGCAAAGAAAAATTCTGCGATAAAATAAATTGCAGAAAAGACTTGACAAATCATTAGGTTTAGTCTATTTCTTTTAAAGGCGCGAAAGCGCCATACATAGCGCGAGCCCCCCACCTTTGGGATTAAGCCCCGGCTAGAGCAGAATCGGCTCTAGCCGGTTTTGTTTGCTCCAAACTTGAAACCAAAGGAGAAACACCATGAAAAAGCATCGCGTAGCAAAAGCAGCTCACGTCGCCAAGAAGTCCCGCAAGGGTCGCGGTAGCAAGCACAGCGCCAAGAAGCTGGCCATCAAGTAGTCATTAACCCCTGAACGGAGGAACAATGGCTACACCATCGATGCCAGGAATGTCAGATCAAAGCGCCGGTTCCCCACCGCAAGGTCCAGGAGCTGGCGCTCCTCCGTCTCCTCAAGGCGGACCACAGCCCCCTCAAGGGGGACCACAGCAAGGCCCACCATCGCAAGGCCCAGCAAATCAAATCCAGCAGTTCCTTGGCAACTGGTCGCAAGTCGCGACTCAGGTGGGTCAAGCCTACCCTCAGATTGCCAGTCAGATGAACAAAATCGTGCAAGCAATTGGTGAAGCGCAGACGGCGATGGTTACACCTTCGCAGCCTACGCCAACGAGTCAGCAACCTCAGTATTAAGTAGTAAGGAAATCCGGGAGAATAGTGAATTATGCCGACATTATCTGAAGTGCTCAAACAGTCCGGGCTTAGCCAAGAACAAATAGATGCTCTTGACGCAAAGGTTATGAACAGCCTTGGTGGTGTACTGAATACTGCCGATCTTGCTCAAAAAGCCGCACAGGACGCAGCGGCGAAGGCAGATGCCGACAGGAAAGCGGCAGAAGCAGCGGTAGCCGCAGCAAAAACGGCACAGGAAGCAACAGAATTTCAGAAGCGCAGTGTTGATGAGTTTTGGCAAAATACTTACAATCCCGGTGTAGCCGCATGGGAAAAGGAAAAACAGGAATTAGCAAGAAAAGCCTCAGACGCCGCAGCCGAAGCAGCTTTTTACAAGGCGCAAAGGGAAAGCCTGAAAGAACTAGGATTGATTCCTGCCGACGCTCCGGCTTTTACTCCTACCGCCGTCACGCCCGATGCTGCAAGCGGGAGCCGAGATGCACAAGGACGATTTGTTCCCGGTCCTAACGGCAGTCCGGTATTTGATACGAACGCTTTGATTGCACGCGCAAGTGATGGATTTAATACCATTGCCAATGTCCAGTGGAGATACCAGAGGTTATATAACGGTGCTCCTCTTCCGATTCCCCCTTCCGAACTTATCTCCAAAGCCGATCAATTGAAACTCGATCCGATGGAATATGCTGCGCGTACCTTCCGGTTTGCGGAGAAGGAAGAAGAGCAGCGTCAAGCGGTTGCCAAGGCGCATGACGATGAGATTCGTTTAGCGGCATCAACCGAAAAGGAATCTGAGTGGAAACAGAAGTTTGATGCGCGTGAAGCTGAGTTCGCGGCGAAGGAAAAGACTCGCGCTGAGCAGCACGCAAACAATCCTGACGTTCGGGTTGCAATATCTTCCAAGATGCCTGAATTGCAGCGTCAGGTAGTGGCGAAGGATATTCCTGATCCACTGATGATGAACGAGAGTCAACGTCGCGTACAGACTTCAAAGATGATTCGCGACACAATTGCAGAGAAAGACCAAGCAGTAGCGTAAGTTTTTGAAATAAAAGGAGAAATACGTCATGCCTAACGACCCTCTCTACGGAATTATCGACGCGGCTGAATTAGAAGCGGTTCGCGTGGGCACGTTATTTAACAATCTCTTCGTGGGGACCCCGTTCCAAGCGAAGTTACGTCGCGCAGGCGTATGGGACCCGTTTCTTGGTGGCGCTGGCATGAGAGAGAATGTTCTCTATGGCCGCACTCAGTACGCGGCTGTGGACTCCGGTCAGACGGTCACGGTGACTGCGCAGCAGATTAACTCCGGCATTAAATTCCTGCCGAAGTTCTACGCTGCATGGTGGCCGATGGACGACGCTCTTTACGATGATGGTTCTGGCACTGGCGGTGTTATCAACTCTGGTCCTCCGACGATCATTGATGAGTACCAAGCGTACATGGAGAACATGGTCCTTGGCCTGAATACGGCCTTGGAAATGGACTCCTTCCGCCACGGACAGCCATCCTCGGCGACCATCAGCGACAACCGCATCAAGGCCATCAATGGTATGGACGAAGCACTGAATAACGGCATTGATCCTTCCATTTACGGCAACCGCTACACGAACTATGGCGGTCAGGTGAGAAACGGCGCGGTAGGAATCTCGCTGAACTCGACGCCTCTCTATCTTGGTGGAGCAACTGGAACTCCAGGACAGATTGACTTTGCGGCCATGACTCAGTTGAAGGCGCAATGCACAGTGACGGGTGGTAATCCGACATTAGGCATTACCAATACCTTCGGCTACTCTGCCATTGCCATCGCTCTTGACGCGCAGCGCAGAGACGTAAGCAACAAGAATCACGACATCGCGTGGAGAGGCTTCAACTTTGACGGTATCGACATTTATGCCGATCCTCTGGCTCCTTCGGCACAGGCTCAGAACTATATTCCTCTGGCTCCTGAAGATGCTGGACAGGGCAATGCTAACTTGCAGGACGGCGTAGGATCGAGCACCACAACAGTGGCGTTCACGACTCCGCAGTTCTACAATGGTGCGGCTCCGATCAACTTCTCGCCAACAGGTTCTAACCTGCCGTCGAACGT